GAATGTACGCAAGAAAAAATCATAAAAGAATGGATGGATGGAGAAACTGTAAATAGTCTTGTAGACAAATACGAAACCTACCCAAAAAAAGTCAAAGAGATAATCGTTGAAAAAATTGGATTGCTTAAGTATCGAAAAGGTTGCAGAGAGAGAATGGGAGCAGGGTCAGACAAACGTAAAGCAAATCCCACATATCCAAAATGGATGAGTGAAGCATCCGAAGGCTTCCGACTCGTTATAAAGAAAACGATAGTCAACAAGAAACTATCCATTCCAGATGTAGCAAAGCTCGCTGGAATGAGTTATTCGACATTGCGTATATATCTGGAGGGATCTACGGAAACAAGTACCGAGAATTTAGCAAAACTATTTGACGTCCTAAACATACAGGTAACTTTCAAGTATATGTCAAACGAACTGGGAAGATGGGACTTTTTATGAGATGCAACATCAACCACGAAGTAGCAAAACAGGTCGAAAAAATGACATTGCGTGAGTTTGCTAGTTGGAGTGGGTCATATTCCTTTCGTCCATATGGAGAGTAGAAATGAAACGCCCTCTGAAACCCTTTACTCCTCTGCAAAAAGATATTGCCAATGAATCTTTTTGTGATCTTCAACGTCTACTTTCTAAAATCATTTGGGAGATGATTTATTGAGTGCGGCACAAGAGAATTTCCTTTGGGCACATCAAAGATACGATCCAAGTAGAGGAGAATTAACCACATGCATCTGCATCTCTGTGAAAAATGCGTTGAAGGACATACATAGAAAAGAGAAACGAAGGGTACAAGGACATAATCACATCTCATTGGATGCGATGAAAGACACTATCAAAAAGGAATTGAAAGCCAAACAAAAGGAAAAAGGATTAGAGTATTTGTTAGAGGGTGTAGGAGAAGATTGCAAAAATATCATATATCTTATCATCTTTCCTCCACAAGATTTTTATGAAGAGCTTCTTGAATACACAAAACCAAAACAATGGAAGAATTTTCTTAGAGAATACCTTCACTTCAACATGAAATGGAAGCTTGATCGAATCCACAAAGCTTTCGATGAATTAAAAGAGGCTATGTGTGCATTATGACTAAACTATATGGATATCAAAGAGAAGATGTAGAACGGATTGAAGAGTTGAATGGAAGAGTTCTACTGGCATCGGAAATGGGTGTGGGAAAAACACTTATCACGCTAACCTATATCAAACGACATCCAGAACTACGTCCTGTAGTCATCGTATGCCCCGCCTGTCTAAAATGGGTGTGGGAGTCACAAGCGAGCGAGCATTGCTCCTTGCAGACAAGAGTATTGAGTGGAAGAAAAGCAAAGAAGGACGGACTTATAAAGAACAGAGGAATTATCATCATCAACTATGACATTTTGCCTTCATGGGTAACCTATCTGAAAGGAATCAAACCGAAGATTGTCATCGGAGATGAGGTACAGGCTATAAAATCATGGAAAGCTCAAAGAACTAAGGCATTTACATCTCTTTGCAAGAATGCGGATCACATTATTGCAATAAGTGGAACACCCCTTACCAATCGACCATCAGAACTATTCAATACATTACACATATTGCACCCAAAAGTATTCGATGATCGTGGAAAATACAAATGGAGATACTGCGGTCCCAAAAAAGATCACTGGGCATATCAAGGTTATTCATTTCGTGGAGCAAGTCATCTCAAAGAACTCCATAAAAAAATAAGTGAACTTGGGATGATACGCAGATTGAAAAAGGATGTACTGAAAGATTTGCCCGACAAAACACGAATCGTAGTTCCCATAGACATAGAACACCCTAGAGAGTACCACGAAGCCCTCAATAATTTTCAAGGATGGCTCAGCAAAAAGAGTATGGAGAGGGCACGACGAGCGAGTAGTGCCGAATCTCTAGTGAAGATTGGGTATCTTGTGCGATTGGCGGCTGAATTGAAAATGAAAGCAGCACTTCAATGGACGGATACATTCTTTGAAGAGTCAGATGGTAAGCTGGTGATTTTTGCACACCACAAAGCAATTATAAAAAGAATTAAGGAACACTACCAAAAGATGTGTGTAGCGGTGACAGGAGGAACGCCACAAAAGAAGAGGAAAGAAGCAATACAAAAGTTTCAGAGGGATGAAAAAATACGTCTGTTCATTGGAAACATTCGAGCAGCAGGCGTTGGTATTGATTTGTGGGCTGCAAGTACAGTAGCGTTCCTAGAAACTGGATTTGTACCTGGGGATACTATTCAATGTGAGGATCGTGTACACAGAATAGGACAGAAGGAGAACGTTTGTTGCTACTACCTTGTAGCAAAAGATACGATAGAGGAAAAACTGTGCAAAATCCTGCAAGACAAGCAAAAGATAATCACTAGAACATTGGACGGAACACAGACCAGAAAAGAACAGAGACTAAATGTATATGACCAACTCGTACAAATTCTGGAAAGGTAGGAAAAATGAATACAATAGGACCTTTTACAAAAGAGTGGAGATGGCTGTCGAACTTTTACGAATGTGAAATCGAGTATGAAGGAAAGATGTATCCTACAGTGGAGCACGCCTACCAAGCGAGCAAGAGTCTGCATCCTGAAACAAAGGAGAAGATTCGTCTCTTGAAAACACCTGTGGAAGCCAAACGAGAAGGACAAAAAATTCAATTATATTATTGCTGGGGACGTTGCCGAGGCAACATAATGAAAACCTTGCTGAAGTTGAAATTTCAACGCAATTCTTATCTGGGTAACAAATTGCTGAAGACTGAAGACGCGGAAATTGTAGAATACAATGCATGGCACGACAATTACTGGGGGTCATGTATCTGCAATAACTGTCACACCAAAACGAAATTCAATAGACTAGGACTACTGTTGATGGAAATTCGGGAAGAGAACAAATGCCTCAATGGAAAGTAAAACTGATTCTTGTAATCGCCGCATACATCGCTCTCTGCTTTTGGAAGGCTGGATCATGAATGAGCAGGAAAAGACAGCACAGGAAGCGGCAGCGCGAGTAATACAAAAGTTAGGAGCGATGGTTATCCCTATTGATTTTCTTCTTTGGTTCGGGAGAACGCTGGACTGGAGAGAAGGATTGTGTCTGTTGGCAAGTGGAATTTCAATTATTGCGTTTGGACATGCACTATTAACTGAAGAAGAGTAATAAGAAAGGAAAGTAACATGAAGAAGATGGACTGGATAAAATTGGTACCAACACGAAAGGATTACAAAACAATTCAATTACAAGACATTGAACCTAATCCTTATAGAGACATGACAAGGTACCCAATCAGTGCAATAAAGCTCGACTCTTTGAAGGCTTCATTCAGAAGTGATGCTCCATGGAAAGCCAGTCATTGGATGGTAAGAGAGCATCCAACAGAAAAAGGAAAGTATCAATTGCACTTCGGGCATCACAGAATACAAGCGTTGAGGGATCTTGGGTGTAAGAAATGGATGTTCGCTGTTGATAACGTCGATGAAAGGACGATGCTGCGACGATTTGCTAATGAAAATGGCGAATCTTTTGCGAATGATGCCGATGTAGCCTTTGAAACCATCTATGCGGTCAAGAAATTTCTAGAGGTCGAATTTCATAAGTGCAGTGATTACAACGACTTCTACGCGCAAGAATGCTTGCGCGTAGACTTTCCCACAATTAAAACCGAACGACAATTCAGACAATTGAAAGGAAATTGCAAGAAAGGTAAAGATGGTGTAGGGATTAGATTGATATTTGCTTTCTTAGGAGGTGAAGGCATAAGTCAATGGTCTTCGCCCACAATTCAAGATGTATTGGTACTCATTCGACAACCTGAGAAGGATGCAGAAGTCAATACAAAGGCATTAAAATCACTACCAAAACTATCTGAGAGAAAACAATTCCAACAATCAGTAAAAAGACACAAAATCCCAAAGGCGAAGCAAGTTGATTTAGCAAAGAAGGTCAAGGGTACAGGTAGAAGAAAAGTAAAGGAGACTGTACAAAAGAATGCTCCGAAAACGAAAACTAAAATGCAACAACTAGAAGAAGATTTCGATGGAATCGTGCTCGATACCAGAAATCTTGAAACCAAAATTCTTGGCTTCAAAGCGGAGTGTAATGCACTTCAGATACACACATTACAAGGAAAATCAGTGGGAGCTGGATGGCTTGCATTCATATCTCTCGGAAAAGAAATTGGAGACTTCATTAAACAAATGGGAGGAAAGAAGCAAAAATGTCTTCCGAAAAATAAGTGATCCAAAAATATCTCGCTGACAAGAATACAAAAAAAAAGGAAAACGCTTATGTCCACGACACGTAAACTAATGGAACAGCGAAAAGAAACTCTTAGGGACTATTTCAGACTGTATGGAAAAAATGGTGAACTTTTATACGAAAAAGTAGATGAAGCTCTAGGCTTATCCCCATGTCCACCTAAGGGAAAAACTCCAAATGAAAAACGATTGCGGGCTGGATTTCAAGTTGAAAGATGTCACTGTCGGTACAGAATGAATGAATCTTTTATGAAAAAGGGAGAATCTGTTAAGTATTATGCTATTAAGGGGAAAGGGTGGAAGCTATACACAGATCCTAAAGCTATTGCTCTCGTAGATTCCAACAGAGCAGCACACTATTCTCTAGAACAAGCTAAATGTAATATTCGGCATTTGGGATCTGACAAATCTCTGCTGAATGCATCGAAGGATAGAAAACTAATAGCAAGACTGAATGTGCAAATTGCACAAGCGGAAGAGGAAAAAATTACTCACGAAGAGGATCTCGAAAGAAATAAAATATTAGAAAAATCCGCATTCGTAAGGCTAGAAAGTAGGAAAGCCAATCGCGAAGAACTGCTCGCCAAAATAACAAAACAATTACCTGCACCCCCAAAGACGAAAAAGAAGAAGACAAAATAAAATATCAAAACCTAAGGGCAGCGGCAAGGAAGTCGCTGCCCTGAGATCCAAAGGAAAAGTAAAATGACCTTCACAGAAATTCTTGATGAGTATGAAATAGAAACAGCTCCGGAAGGACACCACCACAGCAGACAAGGGTGGGTGCAATTCGACTGCCCAAAATGCGGCAAAGATTCTGGTAAATTTCACATGGGATACTCACTGGATGGGGGATACTGCAATTGCTGGTCGTGTGGATTCGCTGATATAGTAGGTGTTCTTCAAGAGTTGACGGACTTACCTTTTCACAAAATCAAAGAACTTCTCAAAGACATCGACGTGGAATATGTGGACGTCGTGCGAGTGAAGGGAAAATTGACGTTGCCGAAGGGAATCAAACCACTTTCCGAACTGAAACAACACAAGAAATATCTAAAGGAAAGAAGGTTTAAGTGGCAAAAATTGGACAGGCTATGGAACATTCAGGGACTTGAAATCGCAAGCGATTATGCATGGCGTCTATTCATCCCGATTATCTATCATGGAGAGGTGGTATCGTGGACTACACGCACCATCTCTTCAGACCCAACCATCACACGGTATCTCTCTTCACCTCCTGAGAAAGAAGCAATAAATCACAAGGAACTATTGTATGGAGAGGACTATGCAAGACAAGCGATTGTAATTGTAGAAGGTCCAACCGATGTATGGCGTATAGGTCCTGGAGCAGTCGCAACAATGGGTGTTGGATATTCGCAAGCACAGGTAAATAGGATGCTGCGGTTTCCTATACGTGCTATCTGTTTTGACTCAGAACCCACTGCACAAAAACGAGCCAAAGAACTCAGAAATGCTTTGCTAGGACTTGGAGGGGATACTTGTAATATTGTATTAGAAACAGGGAAGGACGCAGGAGACGCAAGTTGGAAAGAAGTGCGAGACATCAGAAATGAAATTTTGAAGTAAGTCCATGGAGGTGACAAACCCATCATAGTCAAACGTGTCAATGGATGCGAGAAACCCACTGCATTTCAGCGTGTCATGCTGAGCTAGAAACCCATCTGCACCAAGCGTACTAGTAGATATTAGAAACCCACCTTCACCAAGCGTGTCATGTCATTTTAGAAACCCAAGGTGACGAAACGTGTCACCCCGTTCTAGAAACTCAAAGAGAATAAACGTGTCATAGGGCGGAAGAAACCCACACACCGATAACGTGTCATAGGGAAAAAGAAATCCAGATAAGACAAACGTGTCATTAGAATTTAGAAACCCATATACGGGGAACGTGCCTCATCAGATAAAAAAACCATCAATGTTTAGCGTGTCAGATTCCTCAAGAAACCCAAAGGAGTAGAGCGTGTCATCGACTAGCAGAAAACCAAGGCAGGGGAACGTGTCAAGACGAGCAAGACACCCAAAAAGAAGAGAACGTGACATAACAATATAGAAACCCATAACGACATAACGTGTCATAAAAGTGAAGACAACCAATGAAGATAGCGTGTCATGGCTTTCCAGAAACCCATACAAGCAGAACGTGTCATTGCACATAAGAAAACCAAAACCCACTAGCGTGCCATCCTTGTGCAGAAACCCATTCGACCCAAGCGTGCCATTATCCATTAGAAACCCAGAGAATGAACAGCGTGTCATCCTTGCGTAGAAACCCATACAATCCAAACGTATTTTTAAGGAGAAGTATCATGCAAACTTTTAACAAGAGTCTGGTAAGAACATTGTATGATGTGCAACACGAACGCATCCAAACAGGAAACAGAATATGTGCAGAAATCAAGAATCGACTCGGACAGAAACCTGGAATGGGTGAGAGCGTCCTTGAAGAAGAATCAAAAACCTATCTGAAAACGGCAAGAAAAGAATTCACAAGAATCACAGACGCATTTGTTCTTACCAATGCCAGTAAATATGTGAAAGCAAATTTTGAAGGTTACGAAATCATCACGGATGCTGGTATGCTGTTATTTACAAAATTGTATGAGGAGCAATTGGACAACGAAGAGATCATGATAAAGGTTCTCGCAAAAATAGTTGAAGAGCATCCTCTATGGGATGCTTTTCTGAAAGACGTGCGAGGCTGTGGTCCAATGATGTCTGCTGTCATTCTTTCGGAACTAGATCCCACAAAGGCCAAGTACGTCAGTAGTTTCTGGGCGTATGCTGGTCTTGATGTTGCAAACGATGGGAGAGGGAGAGGGAGATATTCAGATCATCTTGTAGATCAAGAGTACACAGACAAAGACGGAAAAACAAAAACTAAGAAAAGCATTACCTTCAATCCATTTCTGAAAACAAAACTTATTGGTGTTCTCTCTACCTCTTTCATCAAACAGCCCGCAGAATCTTGCAAGTACCGTCGGCTTTATGATGATTACAAACATCGTCTTGAAAATCACCCAAAACATATAGACAAAACGAAAGCGCATCGCAATAATATGGCGAAACGCTATATCATTAAGATGTTTCTACTGGATCTTTGGAGAGCGTGGAGAGAGTTAGAGGGACTGGAACTGACACCAACTTATCAAGAAGCTGTGCTGGGACATACGCACAACGCAGAGGAAAAAGGAGCTGTCAAAAATGAAAAGGGGTAATGCACCTGTCCCATACTATGAACTAATCGCAGAATACGATAGAGAGGATGAAACACTAAGTCTCTTCGAAAAGGACGGTTTCGATCCTGATGAAGACCAAATGCCTCTTTGCACTTCAATTGATGTAAACTCCTTTCCAGAAGCAGATTCAATTCTACGAAGATTGGGCTGGAAAAGAGTAGGCAAGCATTGGAAGAAAACTGATGTAGCATTTTTTGCCACAGTGGTTCGGATTAAAAAAACATGTGGACTGTGTGGTTCACTAGCCAAAGTGCAGGTGGGAGGGTACACCTGTACCTTGTTCAAAGGAATAAGGAAGAAGGACGACGAAGCGTGTATCTCATTCCGAAAACGTGATAAAAAGAAAAGGAGACCGAGTAATGAAAGTAAAACTGGCTGATGGTGTAGTAATTCATTTCAATTTTATTATAGAACGAAAGAAGAAAGGGAACCACACCACACGATGCGAATTAAAAAACGCCAAAGACAAAGATACACTTCTAGCCTATGGAATTGCTAAATGCAATTCAATAGACAAATACGATCAAATCATGGGGAAAGTGAAAGCACTTGATCGGGCTCTATGCTGGAAGTTTCCCAGGGTAACACATCGAGAGTATCGCATGAAAATCTGGTATAGATTTTTTGAGACGCTGCAAGGGACTGACAAAGCTATACAAAAGATTTTGATTCCCAACGGCAACAGAGTAATATGGGATAATCTTCGATGGAATGAAAAAGACAAAAAAAAGTGAAAATCTCCAAAGATTTTTCTTCATATTGCTGAAATTGTGACGATAATACACATGGTGGACGGCAGTGAGTTTGGATTGATCCCCAAGCGAACTGCTCTCCAGGTTTCCGGCGATGAACTGCCGTCCACTATGCCTTTTTGTTAAAGGCGAATGGAAAGCAGGCAAAAGGCATAGGAAACCATAAGTTTAAGGAAACCTGATATGCCAAAAAAATCTTCCACCTCTCGTCTTCAAATTCTATATCACACACTCGGTTCTGATTCTACTACTACATTCAACAACCATATCGCTAGACACACATCAATGCACGAAGCGGTTTTTATCAGTTGGTTTATGTACATGTGGCGAAAAAAGTCTAAAAATGGAGAGATGTTTCTTGTGGAGAGGAAATTCATAGAATATTCCAATATTACTTCATATAGCTACAAAGCAATAATAAAGAAATGGGAGGAGTTGAAGATCATAAAAACGGAAGTAAAAGGCGTCCCCCCGAAGAAATATTTCCATCTAAACGAAGCTATTTTCGAGAAATATATCTATGATATTTTGGAAAAAGGAAGTGTCTCAGAGGGTCGAATAGTTAATTCCACCGTTTCGCATGAATTAACTATGCCGAAACGGGGGGGTCATATAAAGAAGAATATAACTACAAAGACTTCTTCCATACGAAAGAAGTCTTTTTCGTCAAAGAATAATACAACACACTCTCGCGGCGAGCAAAAAGCTCACCTAAGAGAGCAGGTGTTTCCAGTTTCCAATGGAATGACACCATTATTTAAGGAAAGCACTCCAATGAGGAAGTCTTTTTCGGATCGTATGACTAAGAAACTGTGGAAAAAGGTGGAAAGCAAGCGACAGCTTGCTTGCAATCCAAATCGTTCTAAATGGATTACTGAATTTGCCAAAATCCAAAGGGAAGACAACCGAGACAGACAACGAATAAAACGGGTATTATATTGGTATTTGGAGCATTATGGGGAAGAGAACATTCCAGAAGCGCGTTGTGCCCATTCATTTCGTCAGAAATTTATCAATATCGAAGCAGCAATGAATCGTTGGTTGAAAGATCAAGGACAAAACACGCGAGATGCAGACGAACCCACTATTATTAGACGATGTGTCGGACATAGGCAAATGGACTAATGCGAATACAAAAAGCAAATGGTAACGACGAACGAACTATCTTGATTGGTATGATAGTCGATACGCTTGTGTGTGGTCGTATCGCAGAAAAATGGGAGAAAAAATTATTCAGGGGAAAGTACGCAAATATCATAGGATCCTGGTGTGTCAAATATAATTCAAAGTATGCCAAAGCTCCAGGGAAGAGTATTGAGGGACTATTCAGATCATGGGAGAGAAAAACAAAAGATAAAGAAACGGTTAAGACAGTTACCAAATTCCTTTCCTCACTTTCTGATGAATATTCACAACTAAAAAAAGACATCAATGCCCAATACGTATTAGACAGGGCGGGTGAATATTTCTCGCAGGTCCGCATCGAGCGATTGAAAGATGATCTTGAAATGGATCTTGTATCGAACAATACATCAAAATCCATTGAACGTCTTTCTCTCTTCCACCCAATGAAAATTGGGAAAGGGGAGGACATAGAAGTCCTCAACGATAAGAATGTGTGGAAAGATGCATTGATGGAGTCAGCGGAGGGGATAATTAAATATAGAGGGGTGTTGGGAGAGTTCATTGGTAACCAGTTGGCACGTGATTGTTTTGTGTCATTTATGGGGCCAGAGGGGAGAGGCAAAAGCTTCTGCCTGATGGATGTTGCATTTCGTGCAGCATTGCAGCGAAGGAGGGTGGCGTTCTTTGAAGCAGGAGATATGAGTCAGAATCAAATTCTACGAAGACTCGCGACCAGAATTACAAATCGTCCCCTCACACCCTGCACTATTAAATATCCAACTGCTATCAGAAAATTGAAGGATGACAAAATAGTAGTCGATTCAGAAGACCGTTCGTTTGCACAGAAGTTAGATTGGAGAGATGTAGTGCGAGCGAATAAAAGGTTGCGGAGAGAAAAGATACGATCCCAAGATCCATACTTTCGTTTGCAATGTCATCCCAACTCCACACTGCACGTCAATCATATTGAATCTTCATTGCGAGATTGGGCTAGAGAAGGGTGGGTGGCTGATGTTGTCGTCATTGATTACGCAGACATCCTTGACATGAGCTATCCAAGAATGGACGGGAGAGAGAAGATAGATAAAGTGTGGAGAGAGTTGCGTCGCGTCAGTCAATCGTTTCATTGTTTGGTGGTGACAGCTACACAAACCAACAGACAATCCTATGATGTGAAGACCATCACACGAAAACATAGTAGTGAAGACAAAAGAAAATTGGCGCATGTGACAGGTATGTTAGGGATTAACCAGACGGAAGACGAAAAGAAACAAGAGATCATGCGGTTCAATTGGATCAAGGTACGTGATGCAAAGTATCTTGAAAGTAAGTGTGTTGCGGTAGCAGGGTGTTTGAAGGTAGCCAATATTGCAATTCGTTCTGTAATGTA